ATTCGATGAGGACGGCACGCCCCTTACCAGCCCCAACGTCGAGCGCAAGCTTACCGACGAGTTCGCGCTGTATTCGCTACAGCACACCTTCACGAATGCCGCCATGAGGATGGCGCAACTGGCCGTATACGAGGCGGACACCACAGCCGCCGATCACACCATCTGGGTAGATCAGGGCCACTTTCACCCAGTAGGCACAGAAATAAAAGCGGGTTACATAGAAGCGGCGCAGGTGTCGCGCCTTACTGACCTCTTCGACAACATCTCACTCGTAGATCGCGCACGCGCAGGCTCATGGGTGAACAAAGGCACATTGGCGGCTGCCGCTACGTTCGCTGAGAGTAGCATCCTGCACGTGGACGGTACTTACTACGTCTACTCTACCAACCCTGTAGAGACGCTGAACACCAAACTGCGTAGCGCGTCCACCCTCGAAGGCATACCGGGCGCTACCCTCTCAGCCATGCTCATTCCAGGCAAGTACCCTTCGGTGGTATACGACAAGGTGACGGGCATCTGGCACGCCTGGGTAACTCTCCTCACGCCCGTGCGTACAGGCCACTACACATCCCTCTCACCCACAAGCGGGTGGACGTACTCGGACGACGTGAACCTGTCGGACCTCTTAGACGCAGGCTTCGCGAAAGACCCTACCACCGGCTACTGGTATGGCGTAGGCTTCGACACGTCGGGCGCGTCCTCACCCCTGTACCTGGTGCGCGCCTCTCTGCCGGAAGGCCCCTGGACTAACATGGGCAACGTCTACGCCGACACGGGCGTCCCACCCTTCGCCACTGACGGCAGGCCAGACCCTAACCTGTGCTTCGTGGGTGGACGCGCGTACCTGCTTGTGACGGGCAGGCCCGTTACCCTGCTAGGGAATGACTACTACCCATTCATTCAGGAGTTGAACCTTACGACAGGTAGGGTTATGGGTTCGCCCGTCACCCTCCTGGACGAGCGCGAGGCGTGGCAAGACCCTGGCGTATCCGACATTCAATTCCTGAGAGTAGAGGGCGAACCGGACAGGCTGATAGGCTTTAACTACCCATTGGCAGCGCTGGAGCTGCCCAAGACTGACATTCCCGACGACGGCAGAACGCACGACGACCTCATACGGTTGGACCCAAAGCGCGGTGTGGACGTGGCTACAGGCATCCGTCCTCTCACCTTTACGGACTCTAAGTTCACCTCTGACGGCCTGGCGGTAACGGGCACGGCAGGCGGCGCGCAGGGCTACCCGGCGCGGGCCACTCTAGCAGACTTCACCGTTAGGCTGGATTACACTCCTACCGCCCTTGACGCGGGCGTATTAGAGACGTTCGCCTTCATCGGCGGCGCTGACTATGACGCGGCTCCATACATCCACATCTTCAAAGACACCGACGACACCCTCTATTGCGAAATCCTGGGTGACGGCGGCAGTCCCGGCCTCTTAGACACGGGCTATGGCCCTATAAATGGCACGCCCTTCTCTCTGGTATTCCGCAGGCAGGGCGACGCTATAGAGGTGTGGGTGAACGGCTCGTCACTGGATGACGACACCTACTCCGTCCTCTTAGAGGATATAGAGATCTACTCGGTGGCGGGCCAGAAGACGCTGACGCAAGGTATGCGGAATATGGCTAAGGGCATGGTCACCCGCTTCGAGGTGGTAGCCGTCCCTCTGCCCCTGTCCAAAGTCAAGACGTACCCGCCCAAACCCACCAGTGGCGCGACCTGGCCCGGCTTCCCTGATGACGGCGATACCTTTCTGAATACCACCCTCAACGTGCAGGGCCAGTACTCGGCGGCGGCGGCAGGTTGGCTAGGCCCTAAGTATGCGCTCTCATGGTCTGACCGCGCTACTTCATTCCAACCTTACACCAACGACAATGACGTGTTGGGCGAGTACCGTATCAGGACGGGGCGCAAGTTCTGGGTGCATGAGTGGGCCTTGTGGACGCACGTAAGCAGCCTGAATAACGGCGGCAAGTTCTGGACTATAGTGCTTCTCGATCTCTCTACCTCCTTCGATATTGTGACCTTCAACACCTCGGCGGACGCGGCGGATACGTGGGTAGAACAGACACCCATTACCTCGTTCGGCGGCAACCCTTACGATGATACGGATGTCGGCTTCGCTATCCAGATACGCATGACGAGCGGCCCCGGCGGGCTGTACATAGATCAGGCAGAGCTCACGGTTTCGGAGGTATTTAACTGATGCTCTTACAGGTATTCGACCCGGTGTTCATTATAGACCTTCTGTCGAAGGGTTCAAGTGTCGTGCTGGCAGTCGTCCTCGTCGGCTTCGTAGCCGAGTGGATAGTGCCGGGCAAGACGCACCGAGGCGTGATCACCCGTTTGGAAGGGCAAATACAAAAGAGAGAGCAGGACATAACGCGCTTGCAGGAGAAGTTAGACGAACAGACCGACCTGTTGGTGGAGGCGGTACGCACGACGGGCAGCGCGGTGAGTACCGCCCGCAAGAGGGTGACGTGATGAGCAGGTGGGACTGGCTACTACGAGCATTGGGGCATACGCCCACGCCTGCGCCTGCCCGCACGCCCACGCCCGGTGAGGAGGCGTTGGTGGAGCGCATAGAGGGCGTTGAGCAGGTGATCAAGAAGGCGGATAAGACTATGGAGACGGCACGGCTTGAACTGGCGCGCTACCAGCGTGAGTTAGACCTTATGACTGGCGGTCGCTATGAGTGAGGCGACGGTGGGGGAGTGGATATGGGCGCTTGGGAACGGTTTGGGCATAGTGTTCTGCGTGTGGTGGTGGGTGAACGTGTGGCGCAGAGGCAGGAGAGCGAGGCAGAGGGGAGAGAACGGCGCGCTGCGTATCCTCTACGTCCTCAAGAACGCGCTGTGCTTCGTGCTGACGTTCGCCGAGGTCGCCTTCACCCTGCTGGGCGTGCAGGCCCTATACATACACGAACCTACGGACCATCCTGGGCACGAACAGCAGGTAGCCCTCGCGTGGGTGTTCGTGTTCGTGCCCGTCTTCATCATCGCCTACGTGGTAGCCGAATTGTTGTACAGGCGCAAGCTGGATGCTTTGATAGACAGGGCGGACGCTTTGAGGTTGCTGAGAGTGCCTAATAAGCAGGAGAGGGCGGACGCTAAAGCGGTCTTGAGGGATACGGACGAAGGGCACTCATCAGAAGCAGCGAAGGATGGAGGTTAGGGATGTTACTTGGATTGCTTCGACTTGTTCCCTCTACCTTTGCTAATCATGTCGCGCATGTTCTCGGTTTGCGTACCCAGAAACAAGTGGGCAGGATTACAGCAAGGCGGATTATCGCAGTGGTGGCAGACGAACAAGCCGTCAGGGATGGGGCCGCGCTCCACCTGATAGGCGATGCGGTGGGCAAGAACGGTGCGCCGATTGATGCGGATAACACCGTAGCCCCTGGTGTTCGTGTAGCCCGTCCAGGGCCAGCAATCAGTGGGGGCGCGCTGCCTATCAACCCTCGGCCAAAGCAAATCTTCGGGATTGCTAAATCCTCTAGTTTTAGCGTAATGCCCCAGGATAAATCGTGCGGGCTGGCCCTTCACATGACCTTGCCTAGTGCGCGTCTTTATGGCAATAGGAGCAGGCAAGCCGCATCCACAATCACACAGTTTGGGGGAATCAAGTACAATATCCATGCTAGTGCCTCCATTCAGGTGTTAGCCGATCCCCGGCCTGTTCTCGCAGGCGCGGGGGCTTCTTGTGCCTATTATAGCACACTGAGAGGTCGCTATGCGGGATGAAACACTGGCGCAACTAGCCGCCCTCCTGGGGTTGACTTACAGGATAAACCACATCCCCGAATGGCAGCGACCCGGAGTGCGCGCGCCTAACCGCCCTGGCAGGAAGCGGCCCGGAGAGATACCCACCCAGGATACGGTGCATGAGACTGCCAACCCACGCCGAGGGGCGGATGCTCACATGCACGAATTGTACGTACGCGCGCCTAACTGGGGCGGGCCTGATAGAACGTCCTATCACCACGTAGTAGATGATGAAGAGGCTATAGAGTTATTGCCCTGGCAAGAGGTTGCCTATCACGGCGGCACACCTACCAGTAACACCAACTGGCTCGGCACGGAACTGTGCGTCAACGTGGACGGCGACTGGACTAAAACCCAGGACAACGCCGCCCGCCTGTTCGCTTGTAAGGCTGTGAAGTTTGATAAGCCCGTCGCGTGGATAGTCCAACACAACGCCGCCTATGGGAAGGACTGCCCCGCGAAACTACGTCACACACCCGGCGCGTGGGATGCGTTCCTGGCTAAAGTAGGTGAGTACGTGACTACCCTAAATGGCATCCTTAGCGGGCCAGGGACAGGCGAACAGAACCCTGACGCGAACGGCTACTTCACAGCGACGGGCTACTCCATAGGCGGGGCGATAGGCGACTACTGGCGCGCCAACGGCGGCGTATTAGAGTTCGGCTATCCACTGTCGAATGAAGAGGCAGGCACCGAGCACCCCTGGTCGGAACTGCCCGAACTGACGGGCTTTACGTGCCAGTTATTCGAGTACCGCAGCCTGGCGTGGAAGGCGGGCGTGGGCGTGGTCAGTATTAGAACGGGCGCATTAGTAAACGAATTAGCATAGGAGGCAAATAGGATGCCGAACACGCAGACAATAATCGAGGAAGTCAGCAGTGGGTACATTGACGCCGCTATGGACTGGGACGCCGAGGGGCGCGGCTTCCTGGTGGTGGCCCACGCGCCCAACCCTCAGAACAATAACGACACCTTTGCGGATGTGTACATAGCGGAGGACGGCGACAACTACGCGCTGGTGGACACCATAGACCCTGACCTCAAGATTACGAACCTGAAGATGACACACCGCGACGTAGGCACGCCGAAAGATCAGTTGTTCGTGTACATGACTACGCGCAGAGGTGGGACAGGGCAGGTGCTTGTAGATACGCGCGTCGAAGCGTGGGTGCTGAATGACGTGTGGGCTACCTCGTTGGCAGCGCCCGCAGAGCCGCCCACACCTTGCGTGCCTCCTGGGGACCGCCCGTACTTCAAGCCCAACCGCGCGGTGACGAGGGCGCAACTGTCGAAGATCGTGTCAATCGCGCTTGGGCTGCCCGCACCTGTGGCGGGTACGCAGACGTTTGAGGACGTGCAGGAGGGTAGTACCTTCCATGAGTACGTCGAGGCGCTTTATGCGATAGGCGCGATAAATGGCTATCCGTGTACAGAGGAGGAGTAGACAATGGACATCATCACTTTCTTGCAATCACTAGTAGCGGACAGTTTCTTAGGGGTGGCGGTAGTCGCCCTCACTGTGGGCGGGCTTGTGTTCGCCATAATCGAGTTCATTGACATGCTGGTCAAGCGCGGGAACCCGGCGGGGATGCCCTCCAAGTTCAAGTTCTGGCTTGCTATCGCCCTGTCCTTCGTGCTGCCTGTAGGCGCTTACGTGCTGCTACAGTTGCAGACTAATCAGCCCGTCGTGCTGAATGGCTTGTTCCTGGCCTGCGCGGTCGGGTATGCCGTGAGCCAGGGCCTCCACCGAATAATAGAGGGCAAGCCCGAAGCCGAGCCACCAGGTGGTATCACGTAAGGAGGCACACAGAATGAACATAGACCCTGAACACCAGGACGCGCTGGTAGAGACTGCCGCCGAGTTCGGGCCACCCGCGCCCTACGAACTCAACCCGATTGTGGCCGAGATGCTAGGGCCTGAGGAGGCCGAGGAATACCGCCGTCTCCTGGGCGTTTGGAAGCGCAACGGCTGGAAGACGCAGGCGCAAGTCAAGCGGTTGTTTGACGCGCGTGCGGACTTCGCGGCTATAGAGGGCGTGGGCGAGGTACGCGCGCCTCTTATGGAACAATTGCTACTGTTGCCTGCGTTCCTGTTCAAGCCTGTGACGGGCTTAGAGGCGGGTGAGTAGTGGGCTTCCAAAAGCGCGACTTCACCCTCTTTTTCTCGCTGCCTCTTGACGCTGTAGACTGGCGCAACCTTGAGGCGTCCACCGTTCGCACCGTCATGCTGTGCCTTGAGTTCGCCGACACTTCTACCCTTGCGCGCCTTGCGGGTATGGGCTGTAGGGTGTACTTGCGCGTCAACGAGGGCAGCTACTACCAGGACGACGCGCCCTTGCGTATAGCGGCTCATGTGGCGATGGCGCGTGAGGTTATAGAGGTCGTGGGCGTGTTCGTCGGGTGTGAACCTGAGAACGCGCTTGACTTCTCGTACACCTCGAATACCTATGGCGCGGAGTTCGCCTATGTCCACCGCCGCCGCTTTGACGCGGTACGCATCCAACTGCAAAAGATGGGCGTGCGCGTCATCTCGCCTGCCCAAACGTGCCGCAGTATAAGCGAGGATGAGCAACCCGTCCCAGGTAGCGTAACGTGGCGTGAGATATGTTGCCTGCCTGAGATGGCCTACACCGAGGCGCAAGGCAGATTCGGCTACCTGTCGGCGGACGGTAACGGCGTACACGTCTACCAGTACGCATGGGATGGGCCTGTGGACGAGCTGCGCCTGAAGTTCATGTTGAAGCAGGCGGCGAACCTGTGGCATAAACTCCTGTATATAGATGAGTTGGGCGTGTCAGGCAACGCTACGCAGGTACAGAAGATGGCGGCTTATATTGAGGTGGCAGAGATCCTCTTGTCACAGCGCGACGGCAGGCAGCACCCGCTAGGCCAACGAGTGGCTATGCTCTGCCCGTTCGTGTCAGGAGGCGACCCAGGCAACCCGCCCTCATGGGACCGCCGGTTCCTGATCAGGGACGAGGCGGCTTACCGTCTGGTGGCGGACTGGCTGCGAAGGTAGCGCCACAACTTAGGTGAGTAACCCGTAGCCCTGAACAGCCTGTCGGACAAGTCCTGCACCCTGTTTGACAACGCTTTTATCCTACCAAGCGCGCTATTCCACTGATCCGAGTAAGGCGCACAGTCGTCATACTCGCTAAAGGCATCCAACAGCGCATCCAGCGTCACGGCGTACTCAGCCGCCAGCAGGCGCACACTAGGCCTGTCCTGCCTCTTGTCGGGCCTTACTCGTCGGCGGATGCGTGTGGGCATGTTGTGAATGTTAGTATCCTTCCGGCTATGCTTACATGGGCGACATACTCACCCGCCCTTGTAATCGCGGCGTCTAGGCTTCTCAATCACCAGCGTGCACGCATGAGGCAAGCCTTCCACCTCGGCCCTGTAAGTCGTGGGACACTTCGCATCCCGCGTCACCGCCACCCTTATGTCTAAGTCCACCACCAACTGGCGCTTCTCCTGGAACGTCGCGCTGTTGAGGCGTACCGCGCCCTCTCTTATGCGCGTCAGCACGTCCTCTAGCGTGCGGTACTGCTGGCCCGTCGGCTTCTCTTCCCTCGCCTGCGCTTCCAACGCCTGTGCCTTCTTACGTAGGGCGATTGCCTGCTTTTCGAAGTCCTGCTTGGTTATGGCCTCAGTGGTGGTGTAGGCATCCAATAGCCGTTCCTGTTGCCTCTGAATGGCTCTGAGTGCGTCCTGTGGCGTTGTAGAGGGTGAGGGCGTAGGGACGGCGCGCGCTTCTAAGGCGGCGGCTAGGGCTGGGTGTGAGAGTTGGCGTTGGACTTCCTGCCACAGTTGCGCCTCTAATGCGTCCGCCCTGACGCATACGCCGCAGCCTGCGCCCTCGGTGCGGACGGCGTAGCGGTCAAAGCACTCATAGTACGGGTTGCTACGCGAGTTGTCGCCACCTCTGCAAATCAGGCGTCTACCGCATACGCCGCAGAAGGCCTGCCCTTTGAGCAGGTACTCGGCGTAGCCCTTGCGCCAACCTGCCGCGCGGTTATTGGCGAGGCGGTACTGCACTCTTGCCCACACGTCATCCGTCACCAGGGCAGGGACACCCACAACCAGCCAGTCCTCTCTTGGGCGTTCCTCTCGGTGGCGTGTAGGCTGCGTGAGGTGGCGGTAGCGGTTCCACGTCCACCGTCCTTTGTACACCTCGTTACGCAGTATGGCGCGCACTGCTGACACCACCCACCCTACCGCGCCCTCCGGTGTACGCGCGCCCTGGGCGTTGAGGCGGCAGGCTACTTCATAGAGGCTGATCTCTTCTGAGGCGTACCAGTGGTACATATGGCGCACCCATACGGCATCCGCCTCTTCTATGCGTAGCGTCTTTTGTTCGGTGTCGTATGAGTAGCCGAAGGGTGGGATGCGGCCTCGCATTACGCGGCCCTCTCTGACGCGCTGATCACGGCCTCGGCGGGTACGTTCCATAATCTGTTTGCGCTCAATCTCGGCTATTATGCCTGACAACTGAAGCATGGCCGCGCCCATTGGTGAGGTGTCCTGCGCTACCGTCGCGAAGAGGAGGAGGCAACCGGCGCGCTCTAACTCGCGCTTGACGATCAGCATGTCTACCAGTTCCCTACTCAACCTGTCGGGCGTGTGGCATATTACGGCCTGTATAGCGCCTGAGTGGGCTAGTGTTCGCACTTCGTCGAGGCCTGGGCGGTCTAAGGTGCTTCCACTCATGTCCTCTTGTATGACGCGTAAGACGGTGTACCCGTTCTCAGTGGCGTACTTCTCACATGCTGCGGCCTGGGTGGTTAGTGACGTGCCTTGTTCACTTTGCTGAACTGTACTCACGCGCGCATAGACTACGCAGGACTTCATAGCACCTGCGCCCATGCCAGCACGAACGGGACGAAGCACCCTGAGACGCGCCGCCAGTACGTCACCATAGGCTCGCGGCGGTCGCGGTAGGTTATGTCTAACGTGCCTATGACTTGTGCCTCCACCAGCAGGTCGAGGGTTGTGACCGCGCGCTCATCGGTCGGCGATGTGGGCACGTACTCCTCACCCAGGACGCGCAGGACTATGGGCAGGCGGCTGTTTTGGCGCGCCAGTTTGGTTCGTATGAACTCATGCACGTATGCTTGATCGCGTTCGGGTAATAGTCGCAACAGTCTTATAAGAGTGACGCGATCCTCCAAAAGTCTAGGGTGTAACTTGAGCACGCCCTTCCTCCAATATTTGGCATGTTACAGCCCTCCTGCCCTTCTGGTTGAGTCGGTCTGGTTCGGCGGGTCTGGGTTTATTCTGTGGCCCACAAGCAACAGTCGGATCAGCTTGTGGACTTCCTCTTGCGCTTCCTCGTTCAGGTCGTGGATGTCTACCACAATGTTCTTTTGCAGGTCCGATAGCGGGCCTACTTGCGCTTCAAGCTGCTGGGTCAGATCGTCGCCATAGACCGCGCCGTTCTCTCTCAGAGCACCTACCCACTCGGCAGGTACGCGCCCTTCAATGATGTCGTCTATGGGCGCATCCAACACGCGGGCTAGAGCCTGTAGCGGCTCGTAGTGGCGCATCGCCGTTTGCCTGCTTTCCCACTTACTGACGGTGGACTGGTCTATCCCTAAGTCCAGGCGGTCGGCAAGCCCGCCCTGAGATAGTCGCGCCCGCTCACGTCTGACGCGGATCGCTTTGCCGAATGGGAGAACTACTATCCTATCAGCCATAACAAGGGAATTATAGCCAGTTGAGATGCCCATTATGCCCTCTTTCATATTTATGCCATAAGTTTGAAATTGGCCTCCGGATTCGTCGTCAGGGGTATTGCATTACGTGATACTTTGTGATACAATTAGGTAGATAGGTACATATGCACATACGGCATACCGGTATGAAATGGAGGGTGGAAATGATGTTCCCGAAAGACCGCGAGAAAGTAGCGCAGGACGACGTACTACACATCCGCATCACGAAGGCGGACAAGGCTCGGATCGCGTTGGCAGCGCAGAGTGACAAGCGCAGTACCTCCGATTGGGCGCGCACCGTCTTACTTGAGGCCATAGAGCGCAAGCAGGCGGTGGCAGCATGAGCGACCACTGGACAGAAATGCAACTGCTCGAATCCGACGCGAGAGACATGCTAAAGGACGAGATGGCGACGTGGCCCGTTTGTATGGACGAGGGACATCCGATGCCACCAGGAAGCCTCGACTGCCCCACTTGCCACGATATTTATGTGGCCTGGGCCTCTCGTCTCTCGCCCATTCAGGCAGCGTCAGTGCGCCGCATGTTTGAGGAGGTTTAACGTGGTGAACCTCAACAGCCGAGAGACGCGCAACGGTGCGCCCATTATGAAAGGACACGACATGACACCCAGCACGAAAATGAACGTCACCGACGAACGCTGCCAGGTGTGCGCCCACGCCCGCATTGACACCGAGTGCCTCTGTGACGTGACCGAGCAGACACCGGAAGTACCCGCCTACACTGAGGCGGTTGAGAAGCGCATACAGGCAGCGATAGAGCGTGCCCGCACTAAGACGAGGCGCGCTCACTATTTGGGCCACAATACCAACTTCGACTTCGACCTCTACGGCGTCTATTCGTCCCGACCGGGCAAGCCCTCTTACGCAGTCAGGGTGTACACCTCGCCCGTCCTGAACGCCTTCGCTTACCTGCCACCCTACGCCTACATACGGTGTGAATGCCAGGCGGCTCAGGCCGGAAGCCCCTGCTGGCACGCGGCAAAGGTGGCGCTTCGGATACAGCGCGAGTGTATTGCCAAGTCTAGGCGTGTGGAAGCGCCCGCCGTCAAGCCTGCTGAGAAGCCCGCCCGCAAGTACACACTCGAATCGCTTTTTGAAGACGTAGCCTAACAGTCAAGGCGAACGGGCGTGAGGCTGTATGTCGTGGGCAATTGTCATGCGCCTATTGTAGCGCGCAATTACCCGACTCAATCAATTGATTCCGCGAAAAGAGGAGGTGAGATTTATGGGCAACCAATACACCCTACTGGAGCAAGGATGTACGAGCGCGGTTGACCTCGAAGCTGTCATGGATAGCCACGATAGGGACGGCGTGATTACGCGCTGCGAACGTGAGAGGGAACGCGCCGCCCTCAGGGAAGCGATCACGCTTCTGGAGGCAGCTTGCTGGCGTAAGCGCGTGGCTGAGTGGGAGAGTAAGCACCTGCCGGGCACACCGTACCCGCACTACATACGGGCGGGCAGGCGCGACCTACAGAGGATGCTATATGACGCGGATGCGCTACCCAATCCACCGACGAATGTGCTGCGCTTCTCTGTAAGGCGCACAAAGCAACAGCCGCCTGTAGAGAGGCGACTGAGGCGAGGCAACGAGGGCTAACCCATTGACTTACGGAGATTATACCACACAAGGAGACACACCGTGTTCGAGTACCTATTTTTAGAAGCGGATTACGACGGGCGGATTATGAGCATTGACGGTATTACCGCCGTCAACAAAACACACGTCAATACACTGGTGACGAATCGCTGGCAGGTGCTAACCACACATTATGACCAGGGCGTTGACACCTGGCGCATAGTCATGCAGCGCATCCAGATTGAGCAGGTAGAGGCGTCAGTATGAGCCTCGACCTCGTAACGCTAAAGGCATTAGCCCACACCATGCGCCTCCGCTACCCCAACGCCACCATCCGCATAAGTGAGCAGGCGGGCGCGGTGTGCTTTCAGTGGCTTATGGCGGGCGCCGCGTACCCAGGCTTTACGGGCACGTTCGTGCGCTCGTTGGAGGAGCGGGACGCGCTACAGCGTGACGTGGACGCGGCTATAGGCGCACCGAAGGCTGCGGCTAAAAGCGTGCCGTTCGGTGGGAGTAGAGGGAGGTGGTAAGCATGTCTGAAAGACAAATGTGGTGGAAGTTAGATGGGCATACACCAGTACCCGCGACTGACAAAGAGGGCGTACTGCTATTCGGCAGTAAGGACGAACGGCGAGTCGCAAGTACGCACGTGGGTGAGGTGTGGGTGTCAACGGTATTCCTGTCCTATGACCACAACCTGCCAGGCTTTGGCCCGCCCATCCTGTTTGAAACTATGGTATTCGGCGGCGAACATGACCAGGAAATGGATCGCTACGAAACTTGGGAACAGGCAGAGGCCGGACACGCTGAGTGGGTTAGGCGTCTAGAACAGGAGGTAAGCGCATGACTGAACCTTCAAAGCGCGGCGTGCTGGTGCGCCAGGACGACGAGCACATGGTACTCATCATCGCGGACGCGCAAGGCAACCCGCTTACGTCCGTGCGCTTTACGGGCCGCGAAGGGCTTATGCTGGCCCACCGCATACGGGAGGTGGCGCACCGCGTCGGTAAGGATGTCAAGTGGTGCCCTCGGTGTAAGAAAGAGAAGCACAGGTCAGAGTTCTACCTTGACGGTTCGCGGTATGACGGACTCTCGGGTTATTGCGCGCCCTGTAAGCTGGCGGCTTCCAACCGCCTGCACGACAAGAAGCGCAAGGCGCTTCTCAGGAAGGAGCGCGCGGCATGAAGGCACTGGACCTATTCTGTGGCGCGGGTGGCGCTGGGATGGGCCTACACCGCGCGGGCTTCGAGGTAACGGGCGTAGACATCCGCCCACAGCCTCGTTACCCGTTCGAGTTCCACCAGGCGGACGCGCTGACGTTCCCGTTGGAAGGGTACGACCTGATATGGGCCTCGCCGCCGTGTCAAGCGTGGAGTACATGCACAGCCGAGCATACACGGCACAGGCATCCACAACTGATAGCCCCTATCCGCCAACGTCTGATAGCGGCTGGTACGCCATACATAATCGAGAATGTCGCGGGAGCGCGTGCTGAATTACGCAACCCGATCATGCTGTGCGGGACTATGTTCGGCTTACCGTTCAGGCGGCATAGGTACTTTGAGTACGCGGGCATCCACTTTGGGCTTACGGCATGTTGCGCCCATAGACCAGGACTGATCTATATCGGGTATGGCGGGCAGGCTAACCCGATAGGGCATTTACTCTCTACAGCGCGCTGGGCGATGGACATCGACTGGATGAGCTATGACGAGATATGCGAGGCCATACCGCCCGCCTACTCTGAATACCTCGGCAAGCAGGTAATAGCACAGTTGGAAAGGACGGTAACGGCATGACCGAACACACACCACAACCACCCCTCACCGTCGAGCAGGTGATAGCGAAGTTGCAGGCTATAGCCAACAGCCACGCGCCACGCCCTGAGTACTGGTACTTACACAAGAACGCGGCTAACGGTAAGTCGGTGATTACCAGGCGCATTGATGTTGAGGCATTGAGGCGTAAGCGGGATGACAGGGAGGGTGCTTAGGTGGCAGAACTCTTTATAGGCCTAGCCCTCGTCCTCATCGGCTTCCCTCTCGTCGCGCTGGTGTCTAACCGCGTGGTGGGTAGGACGCACAGGAGGCAGAGGCGCATTCGTGGGTTTGAGGCAAGGTATTACGCGCCGCCCAGGTATTACGGGCGGCGTGGTAGGAGGTAAGAGGGCGTGGATAACAAGATCATCATCACTGACAGATACGGCGGTAACTGGCCTGATCCTGAGACCGTTTGCAAGGGACAATGCGACGGTATGGGCTTCTACCCTGTTCAGGCTAGTGAGGTTACACCCGACATGGAGTTGCGCGACGATAGAAGCGACCTGACCGACGAGCTAGGCTATGTGTTCGTCACTTGCGAAACATGCGGCGGCACAGGCAGGCGCAACACAGAATAACCCATAAGGGCCACAACACTAGAAGCAATAGGCGTGCAGGCTGTGACACGCCCTGGTGAGGAATATTAGCATTACAAGGAGACTAACACAATGGCGACGGCATTAGCGAACAAACAGGACGTAGGCGCGCAGTTGGAGCGCGTGCTGATAGGCGGCGACTTATCCAAACTCAGCGAGGCGGATCGCGTCATGTACTACAAGGCGGTGTGCGATAGCGTGGGACTCAACGCCTTGACGCGCCCGTTTGACTACATCACCCTCAACGGCAAGTTAGTACTCTACGCCAAGAAGGATGCGACGGACCAACTGAGGCAGAATCACGGCATCAGCATTACCGCATTGGAGAGGCAGACCATAGAGGGCGTGTATCTGGTGACGGCCCATGCGTCCACACCCACAGGCAGGCAGGATACCTCGACAGGCGCGGTCAGCATAAAGGGCTTACAGGGCGACGCGCTGGCTAATGCGTTTATGAAGGCAGAGACGAAGGCCAAGAGGCGCGTTACTCTGTCAATATGCGGGTTAGGGCTGTTGGATGAGACGGAGCTTGAGACTGTGAACACGTCTGCTCCTGCTCGGTACGCGCAGCCCGCGCCTTACGTGGAAGTGCCGCAACTCAAGGCATCCTTCGTAGGCGAGGAGGACTTTGACAACGCGCCGTTCCTGCCTGATGTGACGACTGCCGTCACGCTTACTGAGAAGCAGTTGAAAGCGATCTACGCGATAGGGCGTGCTGCCAAACGGCTCAGTGAGCAGCAGGTGGACGATAGGAGTGCTGAGGTATTCGGCGTGCGCCCTAACGAACTGACGAAGGCAGAGGCCAGCCAATTCATAGATATGCTGAAGGGCGAGGCCGCATAGTCCACAACAGCACGAAGGAGTAACAAAGTGAATTATGCAACGGAGGCGGTAGCAAAAGGAATACCGGCCGAGACAACGGGCCAACGGCTAGCGGAAGCATTCAACAAGTGGCGCGCGGCTGTTGTCAAACTGGCTGAACTGGAGGTCGAGGTAATGAAGATGCGCGAGATCGTGGACTTGAACCGCGAACAATGGGACATAGCCACCAAACAGGCGCACCAGGAAGTCAACAAGATCATGGGTGATAGCCCTGTGTCTGTACCACGTGACGAGGTGAAGCAAAACGGCGGGTACTCAAGAGGCTAGCCCACAACAGCGCGCCCTCACTCTCAGGTGTGCCCGCGAAGGGAGGGGCGCGCACTATGGCGGCACAGCAAAGCTACTCAGGAGTCGTTTAGCGCCTGTGCGGTCAGACACCAGCCGGGCCCGGTCACGTCGCCACAAACAGCGACGGCGTGATCGTGGCTGCGGTCATAGGGAGGAGTAGGGACAGCATGAACAGACGAACACCAAAAGCCCGCACTTTGTTCTCTGCCTCGCTGGACAGGTGCGTCACTTGCGGACGGGACGTAGCGCAGAGCGCCATACAGCGCGTCGGACAGCCTGTTAGACCTGCTGTGTACCTCGCGGGCCTCCGGTGCTTCCTCTGCTCGGAGTGCGGAAAGGTGGTTGTGGTATGAGTGCCCTCCTCGTTTGCCTCCTCGCCCTCACCGCGCCCTCTGACGCCCTGCCCACCTACCAGGAAGGCAAGGCAACGTTTTACCGATCCGGCCTCCTCGAACGTGTTGCGGCAAGGCGCGGCATAGCCCTCGACGGCGCTACAGGCTACAGCACGTTCCCTGATTGCTCCCGGCTCGGCTGGCGCATACGGGTGTCGGTGCTTGACCCTCGCACGGGCCGTTGGAGTGGGTGGGAGTGGAAGCGAGTTGTTGACTGTAGCCAGCCGGCAGACTACGCCCGCCACGTTAGGACGGGGCTGGTGGAGTTGAGTTATAAGGACGCGCAGAGGTACGGGTATGCGGGTGAGGGTAGGACGCGCGTAAGGTTCTATGCGCCTGTACGGTAGGGTGGCTGGTGTGCATAACATTCGTGTTGCGAGAGGTGGTATAATCAGGATGCTTACGGTAACTAAACAACGGGTAGGCGCTTTGCGCCCGGAACACCTAAACAGTATAATAGCCGAGTCCACGCGCTCACTGCGCTACCTGTTGTTACCGTAAGCACGTAACTACCGGCAAGCAGTGGGCGTTTGGCATTTAGTGAGGTGAATTATGAACCCTATTTCAACTAATGACTTTGGCGACCTCGCCCGGACAGAGGGCAGGCTACAGCCTATTGAAACGCGCTACAAGAATTGGCGGTTCCGTTCGCGCCTTGAAGCGCGCTGGGCGGTGTTCTTCGAGGCGTTCTATATTCCCTTCGAGTATGAGCATGAGGGCTATGAACTACCCGGAAGGTAGGTACTTGCCTGACTTCTACCTGCCCGAACAACCCTGCTGGGCAGAGGTGAAGGCTGGCCCGTTCTCGCCCACTGAGAGGCGCAAGTGTGAAGAGCTGTGCGTCCAGGGTGGGTATGACGTACTGCTGCTGGACGGCGCGCCGGATGACCGCCTGTTTACCGTTTTGTTTACTTTGGGTGGCGAGTTACACGACTGCCCTCTCCCACTGTGGGTGCTACTCAAACGCGCGCATGGCGATGAGATGTATGAACAGGTAGTCACGCGAGGGAAGGACTGGAATCCGATATACGACGGCGCGATCACGTCGGCACTCAGCGCGCGCTTTGAACATGGTGAGCGAGGTTAGCTATGAAGTGGTTACGCCTTTACGACGAGATACTTGACGATCCGAAAGTGCAGATGTTGCCCGGGGAGTTGTTCAAGTTCTGGATCAACCTCATGGCTCTCGCTAATAGGTGCGCGGTGCGAGGGCGCATAGAGGATACACCAGAACAGATCGGTTGGAAGTTTCGGCTAGCACCCGATCTAGCCAGGACGTATATGGATGAACTCATACAGGTCGGCCTGGTGGACGAGATAGACGAGGGCACAGTTACGCCGCATAACTGGAACGAACGTCAGTACAAAAGCGACGACGCAACAGCGCGCTCGAGGGACTGGCGCGGTAGAAGCAACGTTGCTTCTAATAATGTAGACGACAATGCAATATTGCATGCAACGTTGCAACCTGACGTTAGCAACGTTTCTCTCTCTGTTAACTCTGTTAATCTGGAATCTGGGAAAAGAGAGAGTGCAGAGAGAGGAAAACCACAAGCGCCCGGGCAAGCCGAAATACCGCCGCAGGTGCAAGCGGACATCCAACTCCAAAACTACCTGCTCGAGCAAGCCGCTACCCTCATGGCCCGGGAACGGCTGGTAGTGGCGCAAAAGCGCAAGCTTCAGGAATGGTTCACCCAGCATAAGCGCGCGCTTACTCGAGAGGTCATTGACCAGGGCATAGACGCTGCTGCGACGTACACCGAGGGCGACAGCCTGAATTACCTTTTGGCGGTCATGCAACGCTGCATTGACGACCCGATGGCGGGCAAGCCTACGAGGACGAACGGGAAAGCGCGTGACAGTGGCCCCGACCTCAAGGGCAAAGTGCCGCCCAATGGGTACTCGTGGGAGCATGACGCGGCAGGGAATTGGCGGGCGCACGAATGGAGCGCGGAGACGCAGTCCTACCCGTATGGGTGCGAAACGAAGCAAGAGGCGTTGGACATAACAGCTCGTAAGCGCCAGGAGTACATCCTCGAGCGTGAGCGTGGGAAGGGAGCGGCGGCATGACTAGCGTGGAACGGCCTGTGCCGTATGACATTGCACTAGAGGAGAGTGTGTTAGGCGCGCTTCTCATTGACCGCGACGCCATAATCAAGGTCGAGGCGCTCCTCCGGCCCGGGCATTTCTACAGGGAACGCAACGGCGCGATCTACGCCGCTATATGCGCCCTCTACAAGCGCCGGGAACCACCCGAGCCGCGCCTCATATTCGAGGAGTTGAGGGTACAGGGTAAGGACGTGCTGTTGAGTGAGCTTATAGGCATGGTGGACAAAGTGCTGAACGCAGGGCACAGCGTGCATGCCGAGTACTACGCCGCCCGGGTAGTCAAGTACGCCACCCTGCGAAGGCTTATAAGCGCCGGCGGTGAGATAGCCGCCCTCGGCTTCAACGAGGCGGACGACCTCAGAGAGACGTTAGCCCGGGCGAGTATGCTGTTGACGGACATAAAGGCCAGCACGGACAGGGCGGGCGTGTACGACATGCGGACTATGTTAGACGAGTTCTGGGAGCGCATGGACTTGATAGACCAATCGCCCGACAAGCTGGTGGGCGTGCCCTCGGGCTTTGCGGACCTCGACGCCATCACGGGCGGCTTCCAGCGTTCTCACTTCGTGGTGCTGGGCGGTAGGACGGGACACGGTAAAACGGCGTGCATGTGCAATATGGCTCTCGAGGGTAGCCGCGCCCACTCGGTAGGCTTCCTGTCCCTCGAGATGAGCAGGGAGGAACTCATGGAACGGTGGGTGTCCGAAGTCGCCCGGGTGGACAGCCGCAAGCTAAGGCAGGGCAAGTACCTCACACCGCAAGAGAGGCAAAGGATAAGCGACGCGATGGGCGCGCTGGACAAACGCCGCCTGTACGTGGATGATAAGCCCGGGCAAACTTTGTCAGAGGTGCGTTCAAGCGCCTATATCCTGAAGGCTGAATATGGGATTGACATGCTTTACGTGGACTACCTTCAGAAGATCAAGAACTCGCGCAGGGACGCCAACCGTACGCAAGAGGTGGGCGAGATAGCCCGCGAGCTGAAGGACTTAGCCCGCGAGTTGAATATACCCATAATGGCGGGCGCGCAGATAAACCGCGCGGTGGAAGGGCGTAGCGACCACACGCCCACCCTGGCGGACCTCAGAGAGTCGGGCGACATAGAACACGAGGCCAATATTGTCGTCTTTATTTACCGCCCTGAAATGTACGGACAAACTGCGGATAATATGGGTGTAGCGAAACTCATAGTAGCCAAGAACCGCTCGGGAACGGTGGACGAAGTGACACTGAGGTATGAGCCGGCGCTGACGAAGTTCCAGGCCGTCACCAGGGTATACAGTGAGGTAGCATAAGGAGGGCATGAGATGAGCAAGCAAATAACAGTCAGGTTGGACAGGTGCGCCAGGTGCAAAAAGGTGATCCCGAAGAATGAACCATACGCCGCCACCGACGTTTATAGTGGTCCGTGTAAGGGCGAGAGGATACCTGCTAAAGGCTTCCTGTGTGAGCCGTGTATGGCGGATGAGATCACCGCAATGGTAGCAGAAGCGCCGGCGGTGTACCTTTGCAACGTGTATCACTAACCCACCTAGAAGGAGGCACAACAAATGGACGAACACATGCAGACAATCAAGGCCAGGCTGGAAGCCATAAGGGAGAGGCACGCACCGCCCAAAGGCACAATACGGTACGGGACGGTGGACGCGCAGAGGGTAATAGGGCAGGAGGACGTGTTGTGGCTGTTGGAGGCGCTGGGTGTGGCTTTGGAGTTCATAGCAACGTGCAAGGTGTGGCATAGTGAAGGCGAGAACTCAATGGGCGACTGGTCCGCCTTCACGTCCTACGAGTTTGACGAGGACAAGTTAGAGGCACTGATTGCCGCCCTCGGTGAAGGCGCAGAAGGGTAGTCATTGACTCGCCTGGCCTCGCTACCGTCGCACCTCACCGCAGGCAAGCCCACATACGAGCCTGATCCTGCGCGTGAGGCGTTGGTGTGGGAACTTCGGGCGCTGAGAAGCAAGCTGAGTATGTGCGCCGGTAGGCTGTCGCCTACGAGGGTGTCGGTGGAGAGGGAAGCAAAGCGGGTGGAGGCGGTTGTGGTGGAATTGAGGCGGCTGGTGGAGAGGTTATAGCAAGAGGAGGTTAGGGTTATGGACGAAAGACCGATAGGCCAGATGCACATAACGGTGGACGAACTACGCGCCGAGAACGCGCGGCTGCGGGAGGCGTTGGGGGCTTTGGTGGCAGCAGTAGACGGTCTAGTGATCCTGCACAACAAGAACGACATAGGCGAGGTTGTGGGCGTCATGGGCATAGACGAGTTTGAGACAGCGCTGAATGAAGCACAAGCACTGCTGGCCTTTGAGGGAGGCTCGGAGGAGACAGAGGAGGAGGCCAACCATGAAGGGTGAAGTGACAATACGCGACAATCCGCCATGCGGTGACTGCGGCAAGCCTGTTTATGATTACTACAGGCGTTGGCAGGACACCGAGGCAGGGCGGGTATACTTCCACGACAGTGAAGGCACATGTGTGGAGAACTTGAAAGCCGAGCGCGACCGACTAAAGAATGAGCTTGAAGCCGTCAATATGACCCAGGCATACAACGACGCAGAGGGTGAAGAGCACTTTGACTACTTCGTCAAGCAAGAAACTGAGGAGTTACGAGCCGAGCGCGACGAACTGAGGGCGTCCATGCGCGCTGCCGGTGAACTGGTAAGCGCGGCCCAGGAGTACCGAATTGCGTACGAGGCCACGCTGCCTGAGTACCAGCCGGAGTACGCGGCTTACAACCTCAGCGTAATGACGCACGCCGCCAGCCGGTTGCTTGAGGTGGCGCGCAGCGTAGCAGGCCCTGAGAGTGAGGACGCGCTGTAAGGCTTTGTGTGGGCTTACAGGTACTGACACACGTCCTCCACCCGTTGCGTGCCTTAGCGTGGCGCACAAGCGGTCTCTGAGGGCATTGTGGCAGGGCAGGGAGAACGTGTTGCGAGTGGTGGTATGAGGAGGAGAGGGCAATGGACGTATTTGACAAGGCCCTGACGCTGTTATGTGAACCGTATGTCATGCAGATGCGTCAACGAGCTACAGAGCAGTGGGGCCGCGAACCGGACTACGTGAGGGTGGAATATGACGGGTTGGACTACACAGGCTACGCCATGATCTACCCGTACCCACGTTTGCGAGTGCGGATCGTAGTGGGCTATGACAACAGGCGGGAGAGTGCAGGTATAGACACCGCGCCCTGAGTGTGTTATTGTTGGCGTAGGGAGTGAGGGCATACGAACATGGGCGACATAAAGGGCGCAGATGCGTCAACTGAGGTCAACCAATGGCACGACAAGCAACGCAGATTCCAGGAATGGTTGGCCTTGTCGTCGTTTGACCGTGTGCCTCTCAGCCAGCAGGCACTAGCCGCCGAACTGCATGTGCGCGAAGAGACACTTTGCAGGTGGAAGAAGTTCCCAGGCTTTATGGCAGAAGTCCACAAGCTTATAACCGCTAGCCTGGGTGACGTGTACCACGACGTGATGCACTCGTTCAAGCAAGAGGCGACGAAGGGCAGTTACCAGCACCAGCGCACCTACTTCGAGATGTTGAACGTGTACACGCCTACTCAGCAAGTGCAGGGCGACATACGAATTACCGTCGCCTACGAGGATGCCAGTGTCAGCAGCGACAGCACCGACTAGAGAATACACCGTCACCCTCAGAAGGCCACACCAATACCAGCGCGCCTTTATTGACAGCCCATGCCCACGCAAAGTCATACGCGCTGGGAGAAGATCCGGTAAGACAACAGGCATAGCCATATACGCCGTTCAACGCTTCCTGGCAGGTAAGCGCGTCCTTTATGCCACACCCACCGAGGATCAGATTCAGGCCTTTTGGTTCGAGGTGAAGCGCGCGCTGTACGAACCCATTGAGGCGGGCGTGTACGTCAAGAATGAGACAATGCACTCCATTGAGTTACGTGGGACGAAGCAAAGGATCAGGGCCAAAACAGCATACAACAGCGACACTTTGAGGGGAGACAGTGCCGACGAACTCATATTTGACGAGTGGCAGCTTATGAACGAGGGCGCATGGTCCGAAGTAGGCGCGCCTATGCTACTCGACAACAACGGCAACGCCGTCTTTATTTACACGCCGCCTTCTCTGCACTCCCGTTCCGTGTCCAAAGCAGACGATCCGCGCCACGCCGCCAAACTGTACAAGCGCGCGCAAGAGGACACAACCGGCAGGTGGGAGACGTTCCACTTCAAGAGTATGGACAACCCGCACATCTCACGTGCTGCCCTTGCGGAGATAGCGCAGGACATGACTGCCGCCTCTTACCGCATGGAAATAGAGGCAGAGGACATAGACGAGGCTCCTGGCGCGTTGTGGAAGCGTGAGGACATTGAGAAGGCGCGCGTACTTCGTGCGCCTGACCTTGCAAGGGTGGTGGTGGCTATAGACCCATCCGCCACCTCAACGGGAGACGAGGCGGGCATTGTCGTAGCAGGCAGCATAGGCCAGGAGGCGTATGTGTTAGACGACCTCTCACTGCAAGCAAGCCCTGACGGATGGGCGCGCCAGGCCGTCACCGCGTACCACCGCTACAAGGCGGACAGGATAGTAGCCGAGAGTAACAACGGCGGCGAGATGATAGAACAGGTGATCAGGCAAATTGACGCCAGTGTTAGAGTGAAGTTGGTACACGCCTCACGCGGTAAGGCGACGCGCGCCGAGCCTGTAGCGGCAGTGTACGAACAGGGCAGGGCGCACCACGTCGGCACATTCCCACGCCTTGAGGATGAGTGCTGCCTGTGGACGCCTGGCGACAACTCGCCTAACAGGATGGATGCGCTGGTATGGGCACTCACCGAGTTAGTAGTGAACGCCAAAAGGACAGGGCAGGTACTATGATGCAACAAAAGAAGCCGAACATCATTGAGAGGTTCCTGTACGGTCCCGCCGGCAGGGCTGCGGTAGACGCGGGCGAACTCAAGGGCTTATTCCCTTTTGATGCCACCTACCGCGCCAACCAGCACTCATGGAACGCGCCCTCGCCCAACGGCTACGGCATCTATTACGGCGGGCATATTGACTACGCCGTCGAGACAGCCGACCTGGTGGACAACAGCGCGGTAATGGCGTGCTTTTTGTGGATCATGCGGACGTTCCCTGAGGCGCGCATACGTGTTATGAAGCGGCAGAGGACAGGTAAGCCCGTCGAGGTGGACGCGCACCCACTCACCCGTTTGTGGCAAAGGCCTAACCCGTTTTACTCAGGCAGGCTGATGATGCAACCAGGCACCATCTCCTTCAACTGGCGAGGCGACTGCTACTTCCGCAAAATACGCAATGGCGCAAAGCAAGTCATCGAGTTGTACTACGAACCTCACTGGACTTGTAGGCCTGTGCGCGCCTCGGCAAAAGAGTTCATCTCGTACTACCAACTCTACCGAGACAACAGGTGGGAGGACGTGCCAAGAGAGGACATCATTCACATACGCTATGGCCTCGACCCTGAGAACCCGATGCATGGCCTCTCACCTCTTGCCGCAGCCCTCAGAGAGGTTTATACAGACAACGCTGCCGCCCGCTATTCGTCGGCTATGATGCGTAACCTCGGCGTGCCCGGCATGATCGTAACACCCAAGAATCCCGATGACGACCTCGGCGATCCAGGCAACCCAAACAGCCTGCCCAGACTGAAGGCAGAACTGAAGCAATTGACAACAGGCGACAACCGAGGCGATCCACTGCTGTACTCCATCCCACTCGACATTACGTTCCCGCAGATTGACCCTGCCAAGATGGACACAAGAGACAACCGCAAAATAACGGAGGAACGCATAAGCGGCCTATTGGGTGTGCCCGCCATAGTAGCGGGACTGGGTGCAGGCCTGGACCGTTCCACCTTCGCTAACATGGCAGAGGCCAGGGAGATGGCATACGAGTCCAACATCATACCCACTCAAGCGCTATGGGCGGACGAACTGAACACGCAACTCTTGAACGAGTTAGGCGACCCTGACACCGAGTACGTGGACTGGGACTATTCGGGCGTGCGCGTCCTACAGGACGATGAGAACAAGAAGGCCATGAAGTACGCGACGCTGTACAACGCAGGCCTCATCAAGAGAGGCGAGGCGCGCGCTGACCTGGGCTATGACGTGCTGCCTGAGGATGACATGTTCAAGGTGGCCTCTAACGTAGCCGCAGCCCTCGTGCAATCGGGCGATGAGGACGGCACACTCAACACGCCACAGGACGCATCCACAGCCACCACAGACGAAGGCAAAGCCCTGAATGGCAATGGACACCACACGTCCGTTGTGTGGGCCTCTGAGAGTAAGGCAGGCAGGAAGCAAACAAGGGCGCAGATTGAGGCGGCTATCCAGAGGGAGACTGAGGACGAGATAGCGCGGGTGTACGGTGAGGCGGCAGGGAAGGTGTAGGAGGCAGGGATGAGGACAACGCCGAAGATACTATCAGAGGTTGAGATCGAGGGCGTAAAATACTTTGTGGTGCGTGTTGATCGCGTAGGTGATAGTATTGATTTGCGCCTATCAGATGCCAAGCACTACCTCATGAGTCACCACATCTACGCGCAATTAGACGACAATGGCGAACCGATGACTATAGCGCAAATAGAGATGCGCGTGAGCAAGAAGTAGCCGCATGACACGCGCCCAGGACATCACGAACCGCGTAGACATAAAGGGCCACGCCTCGCGCCTCGCCCGCGTGCTGACACCGCGCTACCTCGACCTCTTAGAACTCGGCTGGGATGCGGAGATAGCAGGCGCGTTCGACGTAAAGAATCCCGCAGTACGCGCGCTCACCCGCACGCTGGCTACCCGCGTAGTAGGCATGGCGGACACCACGAAGGACGACATACGGGGCGTGTTGGAGAGGGCCTTCGATGCCGACAAGATACCGGGTACAGACGTGATAGCGCGGCAGCTGCGGGAGGCGGGCGTTACGTCCTCGCGTTCGCGTTCTGAGATGATAAGCCGAACTGAGACGGCAACCGCCTTCAACCAGGGCGCGCTCCTGTCATACACGGAGGCGGGCGTCGAGAAGGTGGAGTGCCTTGACAGTGACAACGACCCTGAGTGCGAAGAGAGGAACGGCAAGGTATTCACGGTGGAGGAGGCGCAGGAGATTGAACCTCACCCAAATTGTGTGTTAGCCTGGGCACCAATTGTGTCGTAAGGAGGCTGATATGGATGATGAAGAGCCTGTTGATCAGGATACGGCGGTACTCAAGTTTGCGTTCGCTTTGTTGGAGTTTGAACGTTCCTGGCACTACGACACAAAGGCACAAGAGGACAAAGCCAAAATGTCTGAACAAGCAAGGCTAGCCGCAGACTTGATGATACAAGGGGGTAAGCAGGCGGCAATAGCCATGCTAGGGGCTAGGATCGCAGCGCGCGAAAAGCAAGCCGAAGGGGAGCGCAAGCGATGAGCGATGGACGCATTACAGAACTGCTTGCCACAAAGTACGAAGGGCAAACTATGTCAGAGTGGTATACCACCAGCGTGTTTGCTAGTATGGCGGGTATTTTATGCGCTTTTGATGATGCAATACAAAAAATAGGAGAGGCGGTTGACATGTGCGACCATGACCACGCCGACTGTGACTGTGAGGACTGTAGAGCCGATAGGCAAGGGAGGGCACGGTGATAATTCCAACAATCGTATTACTCATAGCCCTGGCCATCGTTGCCGTAATCGCCATTGTGAACACGGGTAAGCTCGGCGAGTGGTGTACCCGCGTGATCGAGGTCGGTTGGAAGGCGTTTCC